TATAGAGCTAGGCGTCGCCATGGTCATAAATTTCAGGTGTCCACCGTCGGGCCACGTTACAGGGAAAAGGATCTTACTCAAGGAACTTTCATCCGTGGAAGGAGAGAGTCCCGTTTAATGAGTCAGTCCATCCTGGGTCGTTCTCGAACTATTCAGAACGGCCTAGTCGTGGCCAGCGGCAATCTTGCCGTCGGAGGGGATCTATCGCCATCTCTCGAATTAGTGCGGACTTGGGATGAAGTTCACCCAGGCCCACCGTATCGAGGTGGGGGACCTTTCAAAAGCATCCAGTATCACTTACCTGCATCTAGAAAAGTAGGATTTGGGAGATATACGGACTTAGGTAGATCGGGAACAAATTCCGATAACTACTCTGAGTACGTTGGCTCCTTTTGTGACGACCAATCATGGCTCGGTGAAAGTTATTCCACCATTGCCGCGAAAGGCTTATCGTCTTTTCCTAATCTTTCCCAGTACCACACGGCTGCTTGGGATCAACTCAAGCCCCAGCTTTCACCAGGAAACCTGGCTCAATTCATTTATGAGCTAAAGGATCTTCCTGGGCAACTGAAGACTACTGCCGAATTAATGCATTTTCGGTGGTTGAACTTGAGTCGCGGGTCGTCTTCACGATCCGCGATGTTGCCGTATATGTCGCCAAGGGAGGCGGCAGACCAATTCCTCAATGAGGAGTTCGGTTGGAAGCCTTTTCTGTCCGACGTAGCCAAGTTACACGACGTGTTTAATAACACGACCGAGTACATCGCACGTATTACGCGAGATAATGGCCAGTGGGTCAGAAAGAGACGTGTGTTATCAGAGAGCGACGTTACGTCACCGGAGGCACAGGTTGGAGCTGGTTCAGCCACCATTCCTTCATCGGAAATGCGTGGACTGACCGGCTTCCCAATGTGCAATCTGATGAGCACGCCGTTCGGTAGTGTTCGAGGGTTCTGCGTTCAGACCAATCGAGATATCGAAAGAGTCTGGGCCGTTGGTTCCTTCAAATACTATCGGGACGAGTTTGATGTGCCGCTAGACGGTAATTCTATCGATCTAGTGAATTCCGCACGTCGTCTAATGACGATTTACGGCTTGCGCATCAACCCGACTCTCTTATATAAGGTTTATCCTTGGACATGGGCAGTCGATTGGTTTACCGGTCTCGGTAAGCACATTGAACGCTTAGACGATTTCGTCCAAGACGGAATCGTGTCCAAAGGACTCTACGTGATGTCTACTAAAGAACGTATCTCGACAAAAACATCAGTCTTGAACTTCTATAGTGGGCGTCTAACGCTTAACTTTCAGCGTAGGTACTCGTTTAAACAACGAGAACTCGCAGATAGTCCTTACGGGTTTAACGTCCCGTGGAAAGATATTTCTCCACGGCAATGGGCTATCCTTGGTGCTATCGGCATTAGCCGAAGCAGTACCGGATATATCGCGCGCGGTGCATAGCAACGCGGCGCACCTTGGAACGGTGCGTTGTACACTGCGGTTAATTCCATAACTTCTGGAGGTTATCCACTGTGCTTACCGATCCACAAACAGTAACTGTAAATTCTGTTGCTAAAACGATGCCGAAGGTTCAGAGTGACGGACAACATACCGTCTATCAGTTGGCTGATTTGTCCTTTACTTTGGACATCAGACACACTTCTCGCAAGGTTGATAAAAAAGACCGTGTGAGATCCCTCGTCACGTTTACGCAAAAGGCTATCGTAGCCGATCCGCTTACCGCGGTTAACGACTACGAAACTCTTGCGTTTTCTGTGCAGATTGACCGGCCAAATGCCGGTTTCACTTCTACACAGGTTCAGCAATTGGTCACCGGGTTTCAAACCTGGTTGAATTCGACCATGGTCGACAAACTTTACGGTCGTGAGTCTTAGACTCTCGGCCATTAAGGAGAAGATGATGAACCTATCAAAACTGAACAAAGCGCTCGAGGCAGCTTTTGCTGCCTATGACGCGTTGAGAGTTTCAGGCGTCAAAGTTCCGAAGAAAGTTGAAAATTCTCTTTCTGCGGCTGCTTTGGCTGTTCAAGCTTTTGAGAAATCTCAAGCTAACAGCGCATCAACACCCTCGAAGAAGACAGGGAAGTAAAACTTTCCTCCGTCCCTTCTATAGTCGATTAAGTCGTTTGTTCACTGTTTGCCTCCTAATGGAGGAAGGTATGCATGGTGGCTGGATGCATTGCCCTCCGTTAATGGAGAGTTAGCATGAAAAGCCACTTAAGTGACTGCCTAGAAGTCTGGCAGGTCATCTATTTAGATGCTGTTGCCAGTTGCGCTGCTGATGTCTCTTTACGTGACATAAGAACTACAATGTCACGGGCCGAAGAAGAGGGTATGTCGTTTTTGACGATCACCCTACCAAACTTCGCCCGGGATTTCGAAAAATCCCTGGAGCTCGGAATGGTCGACTCAACGCTCTTCCGAAATTTCAGGAAGAACGGAGCAATCCCTGCATTTTTGCAAGGTATGCTCAGTCGTATCTTCGACAGAGATACAGGAAGGATTAACGATGTTAAAAATAATGATTCCCCAATTGATGTCGCTCGTACTGTTTCTAGCATTCGACAAATCTGTCTTTGCTTTAAAAAGATCGAGCTACCGTGTACATCCGCGAGGACGTATGCGGCTTTGGAGAATTTCGTCTTTACTGAGCACTCCTTTGAGGTGTTCACGTTGTCGGATGCAGACATCGAAGCTTTTGCCTCTGTGTCTGATGTGCTTTGGGGCGATGTCCTGCGTAATATATGCATGGACAGCGTATTTCCTCGGCACGGACCCGGCGCAACTTCTGAGAGAAAATCTGGAAATCAGAAATACTCTTGGGAGTATTGGCACGACAGGTTGGAGCCATTTTTATCTCTTTCTGGCTTTGGTCTCCCTTATTGTACTTGGGAGACCCGCTTTGAGAGGGATGAGCTTCATCAAGTTCATGTCTTGTCTGAGGAAGAGGAGATTCCCGTGAGGGTTACTCCAGTTCCAAAGACACTCAAGGGACCAAGGATCATTGCTATAGAGCCTTGTTGTATGCAATATGCGCAGCAAGGACTTCGACACCTCTTATATGAGGTGATCGAGTCACATGGGATTACAGGAGGTCACATTAATTTTCGTGATCAATCTGTAAACCAAGCTCTGGCACTACGGTCTTCGATGGACCAATCGTTAGCAACGATTGACCTTTCAGATGCGAGTGATAGAGTTCCTCTTGATCTTGCACTGTCAATGTTTGACACTGTCCCGGATTTCCGCGACTTTGTTAATGCATGTCGATCTTCCCGTGCGAAGATGCCCGACGGCCGAATTATCGGGCCGTTACGCAAATTTGCATCAATGGGGAGTGCTCTGTGCTTTCCTGTTGAGGCGATGTATTTCTACACGATAAGTGTAATTGCCTCTCTCAGGTTTCACAACCTTCCTGTCACGCTACAGTCTATTAAGGCGGTAGCTCGTGATTTATACGTCTATGGTGACGATATTATCGTACCCACGGGCGTGGCAGCTACTGTTCTCGCTCACCTTGAGAAATACAATTGCAAGGTGAATGCCGCTAAGACTTTTTATCGCGGGTTTTTCCGCGAGTCATGCGGGGTCGATGGTTACCTTGGTACACCGGTTCAACCTGTGTACGTGGGGACCTTGTTACCTGAGAACAGGCGGCAATCAAGTGAGTTTATTTCATCCGTTGAGACTGCAAACCTCTTCTATAAGAAGGGATATTTGCGTACGTCTCTACTTCTCTTCGATAAAGTTGAGAAGGTCTTTGGGCCTTTGCCCACTGTTTCGGAGGAATCTCACGTGATTGGTAGAAACCACTTCTTTCATCTGTCCTCTCTTTTTAAGAGACGATGGAACGAGGATCACCAATGCCTTGAGTTCAAGCTGTTGGTGCCAAAACCAGTATATCGTACTGATGTACTGGATGGTTTCGCAGCTCTACAAAAGTGTCTGATGAAGCTCGAGAGTCTGTCTCAAAATGAGGAAACGTCTGAGCCCTATCGGATGCGGTCTTTACGTCCTGTCGACAAGTATATCGATTATATCGACTCGCTTGTCGCAGTAGATGTAAAACATCTAGAGCGTTCCGCACGTCACGGCGTCGTTGCAACGCAACGCCGTTGGGTTCCCGTGCAAAACACGGAATATAGGCGGTAATTCATAATCCGCCTCAGGGGGAACAATCCTTCCACGTACGAAGCACTCGTCGTGGAGTCCATTTGCC